GGAGGCAGGTCCCTGTGATCATCGGTGAACCAGGGCAGCAGGTCGTTGTGTTTAATTCTCTTGCGCATACTTCCTCACCTGCTCGGCCAGATCCTGTATATGGCACCAGAGCCATTGGCCGCTGTAATGTTCGAACGGCTTCCAGGCGTAGTGCTTTAGGAATTTAAATAATTTTATATCAGGCCAGTCTTGATAGTCTTCTGGTAAATCTTCATACAGGAACTGACTGGCAGCCCAGCGTATGTCTTTATCTTTTTGATCCATTAATTTAACCCTTCCTTTCTGAAGCCAGATCTTACCACAGCTGCGCAATAATTTCTAAATAAATTTTCAGACCATAGTTTTGTTTCTGGTAACTTCTCTTCCATCCGTCTTCTAATGTCTTTCCAGTCCGCATCGTTCATTGTTTCCAGCAGCCTGTTGTATTGTTTTTGTGTAATCATATGTTTCCTTTCTGTTATATCCTATATAGTCTACTATTTAAATCTTGTCAAGCTTGCCGCTCGCTGCTTGAAGCTTGCCGCTTGAAGCTTGGCCCATCATCATAGTTGCCTAGGTTTACCTCCAACCTGATGGGCCTGGTCAAACTCTTCACACCTGGTAAGTCCGTACGGGACCGAGGCACTAATAGCTTGACCCCAGGTCCAACCAGGAAGTTATATTTTGGTATTTATAACCTATCTCTAAAGAGATCGTTGGACCAGGGCTCAAGTTTGAGCTGGGGTAGTTATTATCAAGGCTCATACCCCAGGAGCCAACAGAAAGATTGTTCTTATCTTAGACCGATACATTGCTGTTCATCTTACGAGAACAATATTTCTAATCCTATATAATCCTACTTGACAAGATTGTCAAGATGTAATAAAAATTAATTTTAACAGAAAGGAAAAAATAAATGACAAATAAAATAAAACTAAATGCAGAAAAAAGAATTCAAATCGGAAATGAATTTGAAACTTTTTTCAGAAATAAAGATAGCAAAGCCAAAAATGATTGGTTAGGTGCAATCTCAAACTTTGATGAGCATAAAGACAAAGTACATAGTTTATGTAATCAAATTGTAAGAAAACATCAACCGCAAGAAGATGTTGACACAATCAAAAGAATGATTTCAAAGTATGGAAATAATGGTGGCGACATTTTTAATGACCATTGTTTTTATTTTGAAACACCTACCATTAATGATGATGGCGAGACAGACACAAAATCAATGAATATTAATTTTGGTTTGACTAGAGACTTTGCGTGTTCTTATTTTGATAAAGCATTGAGAGCAAGTGGTAAAGACCCTGACTATCAAAACAAATCAGAAAATGGAAAAAGAAGTCCTAGCTATTATACTTCCGAAAATGAAATAGAAAAATATTTCGGGTGGCGATCTGAAAGTAATGGTAGCGGGAAACAAAACTCCACTATTAAAGATGATTGGGATAATGGATATAATATTCAAGTTATTGGTACATCTTATTGTGGCGAAAGACGATTTAAAGTTGATAGCGAAACCTTTGAGGTTTTAAATCAATTTCAAATTATGCAAGAGAAAGTCGTTGATACTCATCAAAGGTTTTATGACTACATAAAATCTAAAATGGATAAAATTAGATTAGGTTTAAAATCTTATAAATATTTTGACCAAGCAAAAGAACTTGCGGACAAATTAGGTATGGTTTTAAATGAAACTATTTTAGACACAGAAAGTAGTATGGCTTTGTCTATTTATAATCCTAGTGCGTTAGCTAGTTTATTAGCTGATAGTGATGAGGAAGATAATAAGGCAGATATCATAGCACAGTTTAAGGCGGGTAAATTAAATCAAGCCATAAATTAAGGTGTTGACAATGGGACTATTCTTTTATAGGATAGTCCCATAACAGAAAGGTAAATATGAAAGCAGAAATAATAGTTAGTTGGTTTGCAAAAAAGTACGGCAAAACAATTTTTAGAAAAGGTGTAGTTGATAATAAATATAAAGTTTGGATTGATAAGAAAGGTAATCAATGTGTTTGTTTTTATGATACAATGAGAGACAGATACACAACCGCAATCAATCCACAAATTAAACATATGGAGTTAATACAATGACATTGATGGACGCATTAATCCTATTAGGATTAATTTTAATAATATTTGGTTGCGGGTTTTTTATACTCGCAACCATAATGGAACGACACTATGACCGAAAACTTTGGGAACTAGAACAAAAACAGAAAGGAAAAAAATGATTGAACTATCGGCAAGTTTAGGAGTATTAATTATTTTAATATCAATAGTATATATGGGGTTATTTTTATGAGCGATTATAATTGGTGCCTTGGACCACATTGCCACGAAAAGCAAACACAAGATAGAGTCCGAGGTGTGAAAGGAAATAAAGTTTTAAGAACTAGAAAAATTGCTTTAGATTGTGGGTGGAGACGAACAAGCAAGTGGGGTCATTTTTGTAGTCAACGATGTCTTGATGATTATGAAAATAAACATCTTGCTCAATTTGTGGCTTTAGGACCGAGACCCGAGCCGCTAGAAACCCCTATTGATTTTGAACAACGAAAGGTTAACGATAGAAGATATAATTGGGAAACTAGGGATTATGAAGATTATGTAAGAACAGAAAAAACAATCGTACCTATTGACAATGTGAATAGATAATATATTATCCTACATAACAGAAAGGAAACATATGGCACTAGAAATAAGAAAAGAAGATATACGACAAGAGTCGGTTAATACAACACCTGATCAATTCAAAGTGATCGACAATGTTAAAGATGAGCCTACATTAAAAGAGGCTCAAGACTTTGTTGGTGGTAGGGTTGAAGGAATAACATTCCCTAACGGGGATTATATGATCATCAATGAGGAAGGTAAGTTAATTGATCTTCCTTTGAATGTTGAGGCGACAGCGTTGTGGCGAGCAACATTTACTAAGTCTGAATACATTACAGGGTATGATGACTATGTATGTGGTCCAGTTATTTATATTAAAAAGAAAGCATTGAAACGTTGGGCTAGTTAGCCCAACGTTGCGCCGCCCTGCGGGCGGCGCGTAGAGGTCCCAAACCAATCCCAAATTACTTTTTGTCTACATAGATTAATTACTTAATAAAAAAAGGGGTCCCTCAGAGCGCGACTTTATCCCTTGATTTAGACATAGATAGGCGTTAAATTGTTTATGGTTCCAAAATTAAACCTAAAAAAATTTTGCAAAAATTTTATGGAAATCGATTTAAAAAAGATAGAGAAGTTACCTACAGATGTTCAAAGAGAATTCTTAGAGACGTTTGAAAAATATACTGAAAAGAAAAAAGAATCTAAAATACATAATGACTTTATGTCATTTGTAAAACATATGTGGCCTGATTTCATTGAAGGTAAACATCATAAGATTGTAGCAGAAAAATTTAATCAGATTGCTGAAGGCAAATTAAAAAGATTAATTATTAATATGCCTCCTAGACATACAAAGTCTGAGTTTGCATCTTATCTATTACCTGCCTGGATGGTTGGTAAAAATCCTAAATTAAAAATAATTCAATCCACAAACACAACTGAATTATCTGTAAGGTTTGGTCGTAAAGCAAAAGCACTAATCGATTCACAAGAATATCAATCTGTTTTTAAAACTAGATTAAGAGAAGATTCGCAGGCCGCTGGTAAATGGGAAACACAAGGTGGTGGTGAATACTATGCAGCAGGTGTTGGTTCTGCGATTACTGGAAGGGGTGCAGATTTATTAATCATAGACGACCCGCATTCAGAACAAGATGCTATGAACCGAGATGCAATGGATAGAGCTTATGAATGGTACACGTCAGGACCTCGTCAGCGTTTGCAGCCAGGTGGTGCAATTGTTTTAGTTATGACAAGATGGAACACAAAAGACCTAACTGGTAAACTGTTAGGCGCGCAGCGTGAACCTAAAGCAGATCAATGGGATGTTGTAGAATTTCCTGCCATACTTCCATCAGGTAAACCCTTATGGCCTGAGTATTGGAAGAAGGAAGAATTAGAAGGAGTTAAAGCTTCAGTTAGTTTAACGAAGTGGAATGCACAGTATATGCAAAATCCAACTTCAGAAGAAGGTGCAATCATTAAACGTGAATGGTGGAAGCGTTGGGAAAATGATTGGATACCTGCATTGAAACACGTCATACAATCTTATGATACTGCATTTAGTAAAAAAGAATCTGCAGATTATTCTGCCATTACAACCTGGGGAGTATTCTATGAGAATGATGATAGTCCAGCTAATTTAATATTATTGGATTGTCAAAAAGATAGATGGGACTTTCCTGAATTAAAACAAATGGCTTATGAACAATGGAAGTATTGGGATCCTGATACAGTCATTATTGAATCAAAAGCTTCTGGTCAACCACTTACAGATGAGTTAAGAAAAATGGGAATCCCTGTAGTAAATTTCAGTCCATCAAAAGGAAATGATAAGCATACACGAGTAAATTCTGTTGCACCTTTATTTGAATCTGGTATGATATGGGCACCTATGCAAGACTTCGCAGAGGAAGTCATAGAAGAATGCGCTGCATTCCCATTTGGTGATAATGATGACTTGGTAGACTCAACAACACAAGCCATTATGCGTTTTAGACAGGGTGGTTTTGTACTTCATCCTGACGATTATGTTGAGGAGAAAAAACCAAAACGGAAGAGGATATATTATTAGATGTCAAAAAACTTAGGTGTCATACAAGCGTTGTTTTTAAATATGGGCAAACAAGTTGTACCTTATTTTAAAATGACTCCAGAATTAGCTCAACAGTTTCATAGAAACCTAGCAAGGATTATGATGTATGTTAAGGACAAAGGTGTTACCTTAAGTCAAAAGCAAAAAGATTACATAGAAAAGCAAATTAAACAATTAGATATGTATGAGCAATCTTTGACACCACCTACAGCTAAAGGACCTAAAGCATCAGTAACTGACATCACAAAAAAACTACCAGAGGATGCTCCATATTCAGAAAAAAATCCAAAAGGTTGGATGCCTACTGAAGGAGAAGAATCAGCTATGCAAGCTAGAGGTATTATGTCTGAGATGGGATTTAATCAAAGCATAGTTGATGACACGATTAATTTATTAAAAGATAAAGATCCAAAAAGCCTGTCCGATGAACTTAAAAATATTATGCTTAAAAAAGGAACTTATTCAGATTACAATGATGCAGAACGTAAAGCTGTTTTAGATGGCATACAGAAGATTATTGAATCAAGAGGCGGTCATTTAAATTTTGCTACAGGAGGCCGAGTTGGTTTTAATCAAGGATCTAAGTTAAAAACTTTTTTAAGAGTAGGACAATTATTAAAAAAAGAAGGAACAACTTTAGGAAAACAAATTAAAGCAACTATGGATGATTTCTTTCAAAGATCAGGAGATTCTAAATATGATGCTGATGCATTAACTGATAACTTTTTTCAAAAGTTAGGTGTTGATGTAGATGATGTTTACTTAGATGATAAATTAAATGTCTACGATAGATTTTATAAAGAGTTAACTAAAAATAAAGTTAATAAAAAATTAACTCCAAAAGAAGCTTTTTTAAAACAATACTTTGCAAAGAAAAATAAAGAAAAAGATATGTATGAACAAGCTGCTCAAAGAGAAATGGATGCGATGGAAGCTGCAGCTGATGTTGGTATGAAAGAACCAATGGGACTTACTAATGAAGAGATTTATGCAAAGTATCAAAATAAAATTTCAGATGATCTATTAAAGAAAATTGTTATTGACGATAATCCACAAAGAAGAGCGGAAGTTATGGCTACACTTGATGAAGCAATGACAATGATGGAAAAAGGTATGGACCAAAATCAAATACTTAATATTTTAAAAAATATGAAAAGAACTAAGAATGCAAGTGGTGGATTAAACTATTTGATGGGGTTATAATGTCAGTCCCTAAAAAAAACATAGAAGATTTTTTTAATTCAAAAGTTGTTGATAAAGAAAAATACATTTCTGAAGATATAAATTATTTAAAAGACATCATTAATAAAAAAGCAGGCGTCATTGATATGATGTCACCTGGTCCACTTAAAGATGAATTAAGAGGAACCTATGATCCAACACAAGAATCATACGAAGAATTTTTACAAAGACAATCCATACCACAAATGGATAGACCATTAACTGGTCAGGCACCTAGCGACGCGATTCTAGAAACTCAGAGAATAGATTTGAATGAAGGTGGAGTCCTTGGACCAGGAGGTATGTTTAGAGGCGAGGATCTAGGAACTAGAGAGGGGTTTAAATATGTAAATGTTAATAATAAACAAATAAAAAATATTCAAGAACAAGTACAAAAATTAAGGGATGCTAGTGTAGGAACTGGATTTTCCATTCAAATTGAAAACGTAAATGATCCTAGCAGATCGGCTATGATAAGAGTTACCCATCAAAAAATTACTGATGGGGTTAAAACTAAACAAGACGTTATTAGAGCTCCTTTTACTGAAGAAGGAGTTAAACAAATTAGTAAAGGATTAGATGTTGTCAAAAAAGATCTTATTAAATATCCTAAAACAGATTTAGAAAAAACTTATATTACTAAAGCAAGAATACCTTTTAAAAATCAAAAACAAAAATGGACACAGGAAGTAGTTGATTTCATTAATGAAGAAACAAAAAAACCTATGTATCATAATGATTCAAATGCCGTAGAAAAGATTGAAAAAAAACTTATAGATAAATTTTCTGATCCAAAATACAAAGAAGTTCCAAAAAGCGTACCTGCTCAAAATGCTTTTGTAAGAAAATTAAAAGAATCTGGAACTAATCAAATATTTCTTGAACGTGATTTTGTTTTTAAAAAAGAATCTGGTTTAGAGGGAATTTCAGTAAATAATAGAGTAAGTCAATCTGGATTAAGAGCTCAAAAAGATTTGATAGCAATTGGATTGCTAAGAAATTCTAATGAAAGAACTAAATGGAGAAATTTAAGTAATTCAATTACAACTTATTTTAATCCACCAGAAAAAGGTCAAGCAAAAGTAGAATTAAGTGGACCAAATAAAAATGAATTAAGAAGATTTAGTAAAAAATTTAATTTACAGGGAGCAAGAGCTTTCTCTTCTTCTGGAACTACTTTACTAGGTAATTATTTAATTAAACAGGGAGCTGATTTTAAAAATTATAAATTACAATCTGTTTTTGCAAGAAGAACTGTTGATGAATTACGAAATGATTTAAAAAGACCTGATTTATCTCAAGAACAAAAAATTAAAATTCAAAACACCATAAATGAGATATCTGTATATGAAAACGATTATAAAAGAAAACTTTATAAAGAATATCCGTCTCTTTTTAAAGTAGGAAAAGGAAAAAATTTAGTTTTTGAACATTTAATAGCAAGATCAATACCAGAACAAACTGGAGAGTTATTTCAAAGTTTTGAAAAACTACCTTATGAGTATAAGTTAAAAGGAAGATATGTACCACTATCATTTAATTATGAAAAATTAAAAAAATTTGATCAACCTTTACTTGATTTAATTGATCAGTATGAAAACGCTGCGGATGTTGAGACAAGAAAATCTACACAAACTGAAATAGAAAAATTACAAAAAGATTTTAATAATAGAACTAAAATAAAAGGAGGAAAAGGTTATTTAGATAATTTGAAAATAACATTTAAACCAAATCAAGTTGTATTAAAAGATATTACTCCTATTGTTGGTGCTAAACCTTTGTCTCAACAGCAGTTTTATGTAAATGCTGCAGAAGGAATTGAATATTCAAATAATTATTTTAAAAGTATAGGAAATAAAAAAAATATTATATCAGGACCTGAATATGATAAATTTAAACTAGCTATTAATAAAATTAAAACCCCAACTGGTACAACAGGAAAACTTGGATCTCTAGGAACGTATGGATCATATGCTGTTTTAGGAGGAGCAATGTTAAAACCTGTTATTGAAGGGTTTTTACAAGATCAAGGAATTACAGAAAGGCCAAGAGGAGTACCAATGGCTTCTCTTGATGGTGGAAAATACATACCAGAAGAATCTTCTTTTGCTGAAGATGCCGCTCTTACAGCACTTGGTGGAGCAACGGTTCTTGGTGGTGGTTTAGCAGGTAAAAAATTAATAGAAAAAACTACAGGACAATATGCACCAATGATTAAGGGTGTTATTGGAAAAGCTTTACAATCACCTTTTGCATTACCTTTTAGAGCAACAGGTTTAGATCGAATGGCTATGAAAAAATTAGGATTACTTCCTGAAGACCAAACATTAGCTCAAACATATGATCCTCGTACTGCGTCAGGAAGAACCGCGTTAGGTTTAGAAGCAACTGCTGCTGGAGTTTATAAACCAATAGCAGAAGGATTAACTTCTTGGATTAAAAATCCAACAGCGAAAAATTTAGCTACTGGAATTTTAAAATTAGGACCTAGAGCTTTAAATCTTGCAAATGTTTTATCTAAAGCAGCTAGAGTGACAACACCTCTTGGCATAACTTATCTACTTGGTGAAGGTGCTTATCAACTTCTTGGTAAACCACAAAAAGAATATTTAGATAGTTTAAGTCCAGAAGATAGAACTAGAGTTGAACAAGAATATAGAGATGTTGCTGCAGCAGAAGGTGGTATAATTAGAAAAGCATATAAAGATGCAGGTCTGGTTGAAAAATTAGGAAGAGGTGCAGCTGCATTTGATCCTAGAAACCTACCATACTATGGAGCCAAAACATTAAAAGGATTAGGTTCTGGAGTTGAGATGGCAGTTAAATTTCCAGTAGCCACAGGCGCAGCTATTGGAGAAACTATTCAAAGAGGACCAAGAAAAGAAACACTTTCAAAATTTGGTGAAGCAATGGCACCTACTGCAACTCAATATCTTTCTGAAAAAACTGGATTAGAAAGTTTAATTAGAAAACAAGAAAAAGAACTTGCTGAAAAAAGACCAGGAGCTTTAGCAATCGGTGATGTTTTAGAATTAGGTGCTGAGTTTGTTGCACCAGCAACTGGTTATATAAAAATGATTGAAGATAGTGGAAGCAAACTTTACAAAGTATTAAGAAATTCACAAGAAGGTAAAAAAATTGATCCAAAAGATATTGATGAAGTTTTAGAAGTTCTTTCTGATAAAGGAGTTGGAAGAAGAGATTTTATGGCTGTTGTAGGTGGCACAAGTGCTTTGGCGTTAGCTAAACACATAGGTATAGTTGATGCATTAAAAATTTTAGAAAAAGCAAAACCTGTAAAAATTTTAAGTAGATCATCTAGTAAAATGCCTCAATGGTTTCCAAATTTTGCATCCAGAATTTTAGATGATACTGACTCTGTTTTTAAACAAGTTGATGAAGATATGGTTGAGATAACTAATAAAAATTTACCTGATGTATCCATAGGCAAATATTCAAATGGAAGATGGGAAATATCAGGATACAATGAATACGGAAAACCTTATTTAATTGATTATGAACCACCTTCTATTTTAGAAGATGGTACAAAATATGCAGGAGACTTTTCTATTTTTGACAACGTACCTTCTAGAATGGGACCAGATGATGTAGAATTTGATTCAGAACTTGTGGAAAGCATTGATGATGTATTAGGTGGAACATCTAAACTTGAGGAATGGACAACAGGAGTTAAGAAAAAAGAACCTACTAGAGGTGAGAAAAGAGTTATTGAAGCAGAAGGTAGCGCAGAAGCAGACTATGATGCTTGGAAAGAATCTGATGATTTTGTAGATGAATAAGCTAACAAAGACAATACCACCTAAAAGAGGACCTCAACCACAAGGCTTGAATATTAGCTATAATACTGTTAAAACAATCCAAGCGGAGAAAATAAATGGCAGAAATAGACAAGTCTCTACCAAACGTAGAGCAACAACTAACATTACCTAGCGAACAAGAAGTTTCAGAAGAAGCATTACAAGAAGAACAAGAAATTGCTCAAGCTGGTGAACCAGTTGAAATAACTGAAAACGAAGATGGTTCAGTTGATATCAATTATGACCCTTCACTTGCTTCAGTTGAAGGTGCTGAAAATCATTATGCAAATTTAGCAGAACATTTACCAGATAATGTTTTAGGTCCATTAGGTTCAAACTTATATCAACAGTATCAAGATTATAAAACTTCTAGAAAAGATTGGGAACAATCATACAAAGAAGGTTTAGATTTATTAGGATTCAAATATGACAATCGAACAGAACCTTTTCAAGGTGCATCAGGTGCAACACATCCTGTTTTAGCAGAAGCTGTAACTCAATTTCAAGCTTTAGCATACAAAGAATTATTACCAGCAGATGGACCTGTAAGAACTCAAATTTTAGGACTATCAACTCCAGAAAAAGAACAACAGTCACAACGTGTAAAAGATTTTATGAACTATCAAATTATGGATCAGATGAAAGATTATGAACCAGACTTTGATCAAATGTTATTTTATCTACCATTGGCAGGATCATCATTTAAAAAAGTTTATTATGATGAAGTAGATCAACAAGCTGTTTCTAAGTTTGTACCTGCAGATGATTTGATCGTTCCGTATTCAGCTACCTCATTAGATGATGCGGAATCAATCATCCACGTTGTAAAAGTTTCTGAAAATGATTTACGTAAACAACAAGTTGCTGGGTTTTATAAAGATATTGAATTAAAACCATCAACAACAACTGAAAGTGAAGTTCAACAAAAGGAACGTGAATTAGAAGGTCAAACAAAAAACCGTGAAGAAGATATTTTTAATATTTTAGAGTTTCATACTAATTTAGATTTAGAAGGATTTGAAGACGTTGGAGAAGATGGTGAACCAACAGGAATTAAATTACCTTACATTGTAACATTAGAAGAAAATTCTAGAGAAATATTATCTATTAGAAGAAACTATGAAGCAAATGATGTTAAAAGAAAAAAGATACAGTATTTTGTACATTTCAAATTTTTACCAGGTTTAGGTTTTTACGGTTTTGGATTAATTCATATGATTGGTGGATTATCAAGAACTGCAACAACTGCATTAAGACAATTAATTGATGCAGGAAC